CGCTCGGATCGATAGCGATTGAGCACTGCTTACTGGAGCGGAGGAATTCGTTTTCTTTCTGGAGTGAATTGGCTCGCGTCTCAGCCGTTGACCGGCGGCGGGTTTCTTCATCCAGTGTCTTAGCCAGGCTGTCGAGGCGCTTGGTGATCGGCTCCATCTGGTCAGCGAACTTCATGTTGCGTTCGTTAGCCAGGAGGAACTGCTCACGCAGGCGGTTGTTACGTTCAGTCAAATAGGCGTTGTCATACCAGAGCTTAACTACGAAGCTGATGATGATTGCCGCAAACAGCGCCGGTATGAATCGGCGGTAACGGGCCATTCTTGCTTTACCTGTCATAGGAGCACCTGCAAAGCTTTGTCTGTACGAGCGCGGCGATCGGCTAATCCGTTGAATCCACCATTGACGGTTTTCGTTAGCCCGTTGAGATCGCCTTTGTCTGCGTACTGATTGCAGTTGTTGGCCTTCCAGAACCAACCGGCAGAACGTGCCGCATTGGCATCCTGAAGGAGTAAGTCAGGGTTATCTGCCAGTGGGAGATTTAGCGCTTTACCACAAGCAAGATAGTTAGCGAGGAAAGTCACCTGCTTTAACCCACGTCCGCGAAACTTCCAGCCGTCGCCATTCAGGTTGTTGCCGTAGCGTCCGCCGTAAACGAGATTGGCGATCGCCGACTGGCGCTCTGGTGACAATGCTGATTCACCGGGTTTACGCCCAAACTGCTGGCGCTGAGCATCTGTCAGTCGCGTGCCGAAAATCTTCAGGCCTTCCACGCTGTAATTCAGGCTTTCTTTTACCTGCGTGAAGCCGTTGGACTCGGTACCGATTTGCCCGATGAAATACGCCTGACGCTTTGGTGTGTCGATACCGAATTCTTTCATCGCCGCGGCAATGTGCGGGTACCACTTATCAGCCAGCGCATCATTGATGCCGGCGGCTGCTTTGAACTGGTCACGGGTAATCATTCGGCAACTCCCGCATCACCTGCGGCTTTTTGCAGGAAACGCTTTTCAAGTGCTTTGATCAGAGATGAGCCAGACCAGCCAGCCATGCCGCAGATTGCTCCGGTTACTTCCTGGGGCCACGCCCAGTAGGTGGCGAGTAGCATCATCAGGAAGCCAGCGAATATGGATACGATTAGCTGCAGGCAAAGCGTGCGCCAGCTGAAGGCGTCACCACTGAGAACTTTGTAGGCATATGCAGCCACCGCGCCGAGTACGGTCATGCCCAGCGCAATCAGCGTGGCAATAAAGCCCGGATCGGATTTGTAAGGCATACGTTTCATTTCCACCCCCGCGTAGGGGACTTGTCCAAATAGGAATTGTCTAAATGTTGAACAGGACAAGCCCGGGTAAACTTCATCTTGTCGATAGAAGAAGTTCCGCCTTGCGCCGTTGGGTAGCCAATGAGAAAGAATCCGCCTGAGTGCGGATTTTTTTATGCATAAAAGACGCCCGATGCCACACAGGATAACGAGTGAGTTTGGAGTGGATGGCATGGGCGAAAGAAGTGATCAGCTCTATGGCTGACCTTTGAATAATCTCAGGCAATCGCAAAAGTGCCTGATTTTGAGATTTGGTTGCCGGGTGCCGCTCTTTCGACCCGCCCGGCGCGAATCCTCATGACCCATCAGCGGCGTTGGTTCCCGCATCATCCTTTCAGATGCGGGGCATTCCAGCTGGCCGCCAGAATTTCGATATTCGTTATATGTGGAGCTATTCGCTTATGTGTGGAGCGAGCCTCACATATAAGGCGTAATGTGTGGAGCATCCTGCCGGATTCGAACCGGCGTCATCTGGTTGGAAGCCAGAGATACTTAACCGCTGTACGAAGGATGCAGGCAATAAAAAAGCCCTCGCAGATGGTGAGTCCGCAGGGCTTCTTAATAATCACAATTTGCTTGTTCGATTACTGTCCGGGCATCCTTAAGAACACTTACGGCAGCTTAGGTGAATATCATTGCTCATTTGCTCTTTGCTGTCAATGGCCTCTAAGCAACTTTACGCAATTTCGACACCACCTTCCGCTCGTTCATCGCTTTTAGCAACGGAGTGTATATTAAGTACAGCGACGCGGAGAGAATTTCCTTTACCTCTCTGCGGCATGTAGCCAGCGATGGCGATTTAACACGATTGCCACCTCTTGTTGCGATTTTGCGAGGACTTGCGGTCTTGTGCATATACACTGCAATTGCGTATTCAGATGAACCATGCGCGTAGTAACTGAGCAGGATGCCAAGGGCTTTTTTATCGATACACATGACGGAGTCCACGACCTGAGAAATCAAGAGTCCGTCATCATCGTTGCACATTGGCCGGTATGGATATGATTGTGGTTCAACAGTAGCCATGTATTGCGCTATGACGCTGGTCATGCGCTTTTCCAGCCTTCCTGAATATACCCACGCTCCCCACAGTTCTAACCAGCCATTCAGCCAGTCATGTTGCTCTTTGCTGAGATTAAGCTCGCGTACTGGCATGTTTCACCCCCATGATTTTCGCTGTATTACGCAATATGCGGTAGTTGATTTCGAACATGCGGCGGGCGCGGTACATGCGCAGCAGCTGCCACTTCTGTCTGAGGTAGTCGGTCATGCGGCCTGCTCCAATTCAGTGATGATGATTTCTAACCTGCCGCCCTTAACCACTTCGCAGCGCACCATGCGAACGTCATCAATCAGGCTGTCGTCAGCGATAACACCTGCTTGTGTGAGCGAGTCGAGGGGGGCTTTGAAAAGGTTGTCGAGATCACGCCGGGCGCGTGTAGGTGGATATGCAAGAATTTTTACTTTCAGCCTGCCGGCCAGTTGGAATTGCTGATTTGCTTCGGTGATTTGCTGAGTTACTGCTGAGGTGTATTCCCTTCCCTTTTTGCTTTTTATCTTTCGACCGCGGAACACTGAGAAGAGGTTATTATTTCCGGGCGGCCACGGTAGCGTAAGCCTGTATTCGTTCATCGCCTTAGCTTTCCCTCCTGCAGTAATGCGCTCTGTGTCCTGATAACGCCCTCAAGGTGAGCGATACGCGCCTCTGTCACTTCACAGCGCCTTGTGCGGCGATCTATTTCGTCGTGGCACGCTGAGCAGGCCCAAGCTCCGAAAATGTCATCTGGCTTCATGCCGGTGCCGCAGATGCCGACCATGCGGTAATGCGCCAGCACGACTGTTTCAGGGTTTCCATTGCAGATGCCGACCAGCCTTACCTGGCATTCTCTGCCGCGCGCTTCATTTCGTAGTTTGGTCATCGCTTCCTCCGCACATCCTGAAATTCGGGTCGCTCAGCAACTCCACCTCGCAAGCGCTGCAGCAATAGGTTTCCGAGCTTTGCAGGGTAATGCCGCAGAACACGCACACCAAAGCAGATAGCTCGCCAGCGCCAGTAGGCTGATTTGATGGGGTTGTGTTGCTCATATTCCTCCCATTGCATATCGCAGTCGCAGCTTTCACAGCTGACTGAGTAGTGATGCTTATCTTCACTGGTGAGGATGGTGTGGCAGCGGGTGCAGCGTTCACACGGCATCTGGTTTCTCCTCGTCTAACCACAGCAGGAAAAGCAGGCAGCAAATTGCGTGAGCTAGATGTGGAAGACCGCTCTCACTGTCGTTTTTCTCTCCGTCCCACCATGCTGTAACGTGTCGAATGGTTGCATCGAAGTATCGGGTGCGGGCATCGGGAACGGTCTTCCAGTTATCCGGAGCGTATTTCTTTGCGCCAAACTCCAGCACATCGATAACTGATTTGATTGCGCTCATAGGCACAAGGCTAAATCGCCACTTACCGGCGTCGTGCTTTGTCGTCATCACTGGCTCCATATGGCGTGTTGATAGGTTTTGCTGGGGATCGGCTCTTCTCGATACTCAGGCAGCAGCGCGCTAACCAGCCAAAGCCGGGGGTCGGTTGCGAGTGTCTTTTGGGTCTGGATATTGCGGGCGGTGTAACGGGAAATGAGTTCGTTGGCGGTGGCTGTATCTACGGGGTCGTGGGCGAACCAGGTTCTTTTCATCTCACCCTTCTCCTGCTATCAGTCGCGTTGTGCCTGATTTGTGAAAGCATGGCTGGCGTTTTCTTCAGGCCAAGGAATGTCGCCTTCGAGTTGATTGCCTGCTGGCTTTTGCCAAGCAGCTCGACAAGTAAATCGGTTGGTGATGAGGGGTATTCATTGCAGAGGATTTCGATTTCCTCTCGACTCCAGTGGCGTTTAGGCATTTTGTTTTCCTAAAAATACGAATAGAGCTGGTTGATGATGTTCTGGTCTTTGGTGCCGGCGAATACGTGTTTGATGGCGGCGTTAATCAGGGATGAATAGCAGCGCTCAAACTCTTCCTGCTCCATGTTGCTGTAAGCCAGACTCTTTGCTTCTGCCCTCACCTCGCCGCGGATGTTCGTCACCATGTCGTAATGGCCCGCCAGAATGGTCAGGTCTTTGCGGAACCGGTTGAACTGCGTGGTTTCATCGGCATGCTCAAGCCCTGCCCTGTCAGCAGCCCAGTGCTGAAAGCAGAAATTGAAGAATGCGAATGTCTTGCGATGAAATGCGGGGTTGCGGGTTAACTTGATTTCGGCGGTGTACTGCTCGCCATTCTTGAAGCGGGTAAGGCGTTGTATGTCACTATCAAGCGCTGGGGTGAATATCCCCCCGGCCGATTTTATCAGCTCGATTTGCATGGCATTCCTCGATAGCTTTCTCCAGGCATGACGCAATGCTGTCGACCAGCCGCTGTTGCTCTGGTGTCAGTTTCGTGTCGTTAAGTTTGTCGTTTGCTTCGTAGGCTTGGCGGAGTGGGTCAGGTCTGAGGGGGATTACGTTGTTCATCTGGTTTCACCTTGATTCCATTAACAGCAATTCGTGCCATCATTTTTTCGAGCGATACTGCTGGGCCTATCTCGGCAGTAATAACTCGGGGCGGCATGCTGATTTCGATAGCGGCACGGCTGGCCTGCCAGACTTTCCACATCTGGTCGACAACCTTTCCTGCATATCCTCGATCGTTGGTCAGTAGTCGGGTGTCGAAATTTTCACGCATCCATTTCTCAAACTGAGCATTACTGGTTTGCTCCTCTCCACTTTCACGGCAATCATCGCCGCTGGTTTGGATTGTCATGGTTTGCTCCAGTAATCTTCAATTGCAGCGCCCATTCTCTGCATCCAACTTGCCAGCCTTAATGCTGCCTCCCTTTCGCTACCGCACTCAGGGAATTCATCAAATTTCATATCAGCACGATAACCGCGATGATAAAGATGCCCCGTTATGACCAGTTTCTGGTCAAGCAGGCCGCCGCTGCGTTTTTCGTAACGAACGGTTCTTGATGAGTGCTGAACAAAATAAACGGATTCCGTTTTGTCTGTCGCTTTATCCAGCTTGTATGAAATCAACTGCACAAAGCTGCCCATTACCCTTCCCTCCCATCATTCTCAATCACCCGATAGGCGATGATGTCGCGCTCGTGGCTGGCGAATTCGCCATACAGATTTTTACGCGCGCCCTCTGCGACAGCAGCTGCCGTTTTCAGATCGTCATAGAACCCAAAACTATAACGCTTACCGTCTAATGTGCACCGAACATGCCACTTACCTTCCCGCTTACTCCAATTAACACCGCGAACACCGCTGGTATTGTTTACCTGCAAACCTGCGTTTTGTGCATTCTGTGAACGCGTAGCCTCCCGTAAATTACACCAGCGGTTATCAGCTTTGTTTCGGTTAATGTGATCCACCATATCGGCTGGCCAGCATCCGGTCTTGTACAGCCATGCAAGGCGGTGCGCTAGATACATTTTGCCGTTTGTCTTAATTAGTATGTATCCGTCATGATGTAAAACCCCGGCAATATCACCTGCCTTTACCCGTCCGCGTTCCTGCAGCCAAGTAAATACCCCTGTATCAGGGTTGTAGTGCATTAGTTCTTTTAGTCGTGCTTGTGCCAACATTTCTGCCCTCCATCATTTTCAATCTGCCGGTAGGTGTCTGTTGGTGACTCCTGCTGCTCCAACATGAATAACTGACCAGCTTTCAGGTCAAATCGACGCAACTGAACGCTACAGCTTCTTTCTTCGTTCGGATGGTTCCATGCAATCACATCAGCGACGGTCTGTGCCTCTAAAAGTTGCAGTGCCATCTGGTATGCCTGCAAATCATATTCATCGCGAATCGACATGCCCGGACCTTCAGAAGCCATCCATTTGAAACCGTCGATTACGCTCTGGCACTTCTCTGCGGTTAACTTTTTCAAAATCCACCACCCTTAGTTTTGTTATTGCCGCCTTTGTCGGAACGCGAATCGCGCATCATGCATACTCCGTTACGTGTTCGTTTGCCCATGCCTGGTCATATTCATCTGCTGGCATATTGGCGACGTAGTTGTAAGGTGTCGCGCCGTCCATCATTAGGAACTGGTGCGACTGCTCGTGTAAGTACAGCGGGATGCCACCTTCCCAGCCCTCTCCATTGCGCTGCTTCTCAAGCATCAGGACAGATGCAGATGTTGCCAGTGACGCCTGCTCTTTCTCATTAAGCGGTTCACCTGCGTGCTGTTTCTGGATGGCCCGCTCTCTGACCTTATTGCGCCAGATGATGAACAGGTTGTCGGTGAGGTCAGTGATAGCACTGGTGCCTTTCACGTCCATCTTGCCGGTTGGTTTCTCTTCGCTGTCTGACTTGCGGCTGTGAGTCACCATGATAACGTGGCTGTTGGTGCGGTTTTTGAAATCACAGATGGCGTCTACAAAAGCTTTCTGCCCGTTATAGTCGTCTTCCCCGATACCACACTTCATCAGGCTATCGATGATGAATAGCTGGATGCCGTATCGACGGTTGGCGTACTCGAAAATCTCCAGCAATCGCTCAGCTTTCGCCGTTCCGGTCAGACCAAACAGCCATAAACGGTCGTCGTAGAATTTGAAGGCTGATTCGATTTCCAGCTCTGGCGGCAGCTTCAGGCAGGTTGACTGGCGGGTTAGGCGCTTGAGCAGTGCTCCGGGCTTTAATTCCAGAGACGCAACGCACGATCGAACTCCCTGACGCATGGCTTCAAGCACCATGTGACCAACGACCTCTGTTTTCCCGTGACCGTTCACCCCATTGACGATGGTTAATTCAGCGTCCCGGAATGAAAAGTTGGCGTTGAGTGTTTTCCACGGGCTCTGGAACATGCATTGCTCTTTGCCGTAGAAGGCGTTAATGGTGTCGCGGTAAAACTCACGGGCGCTGTAAAGCTCCTCGGGATCGAAGTAAGCAGCTCGCTCCAGCACGTCTATGACTTCATCGCTTGTCATGCCAGCCTGTAGACACTCGTTGATGTCCTTGTGTGGCAACTTCACAAGACGGCAGCGATGCTCTCCAAGGCGCGTTGCAATCTCCTTCGCGGCAGCCTGCCCAACTTCATCTGTGTCCATCGAGATCCAGATTTCATCGAAGCGGTCGAGGTTGTGATACTCAAACTCAATCCACTGCTGCTTTGCTCCCTTTCCCCCACCGAACGGCACTGACAACGCAGGTAAGCCGTACTGGAAGTAAGTCATGCAGTCAATTTCACCTTCACAGATAACCACCAGGCGGATGTTCTTAGGCATTGCCTGCCAGCCGAACAGGCATGGCTCGCATTCACCTTCTGCCATGATGACCTTCTTGCCGTTTGGGCGCTCGGTACTGATGCGCTTTACCTGCAACAACTCACCATCTCGTTTGTACGGGAACGCCAGTGCGTCGAGTTCTCGTTCACCGTTCCAGACTTTGGCGGCGGCGACTTCAAACGTCTTGGCGGTTTCGGCGGTGATGCCGCGAGAGGAAAGATATTCGAGATGCTTTTCGGTTTTGGTGAGGTACTTGCTGATTTTCTTACGATCGGGGCGCTGAAATTTCTTCTGCTGCTTGGCTGCGAAGTGGTGATCGTTATCTTTGATGCCGAGGAACTCTTTGGCTTCCGTCATGGCCTGATGCAGGCCGCAATCTTTCACTGCTACCCACAGATCGAGCAAGTCACCACCGCTACCTTCAGCGAAGTCCTGCCAGACCTTCTTGCCAGCCAGGTTAACTTTCAGGCTATGCCCCTGTTCGCCGTTAACGCTGCCCGCAACCCACTCATGCGATTCTTTCTTGCCGTTCGGCAACAGGTATTTCGCTACCCTGTCTACATGATTCCAGAGCATGTCACTCAGTTGGGATGGCGTCATCATGATGCCCTCAGGTGAAGTTTTTCGAACCAGTACCGGACGAAGCCACTGCTCAACAAGCCGTGGTTATATCCGGCAATCAGAAGTGATTTAATTCGTGGTTTCATGTGATCACCTGTCGTAGAACACATAGCCAGAATTGGAAATCGTGATTGGCGAATGCGCGCCGTTTGATGTGGCTTGAATCGTGGATGGCTTTTCGTCCTGCCAGCGCATGCCGTTCAGGTAGCTGGTCGGATGCAACTTATCGAATCCAAACTGTTTGCCCTTTCGGCTGGCAATGTCATCGGACAGCATCTGCGCAAATTCTTGTGGCGATCCGCCTGATTCTTTCCGCCACTCCTGAAACTTCGTTCTGAAGGCTGATATCGCTTTCTGCTTTCCGGTCTTAACCATGCCTGCACACCAGAAAATCGACTCGAAAGCCTGGTCAGTTTCCTGATTTTTATTTGCAGGCTTAGCGGCCTTTTCAC